TGCGCTCGTCGCTTTCCACCTCGGCCTTGAGCTGGTCAGCCGGCAGGCGCTTGCAGATGAGCGTGAAGCCGAAGGGCAGCATGCGGCCGCCCGCATCGGGCAGGCGGCCGGCCACGGGCACGGTGATAGTGTCGGAAATGACCAGGCGGAATGCCATGCGCGCGCCCCCGGTTACAGGCACACGAGCCGCAGCTCGTCATTGCCGGCGGTGGTGGGTGTGAAGCGCAGGCTCTGGCCGATGTGCACGTCGCCTTCGTATTCCTGGTCAGTCGGGTCGATACGCTGCACCTGGGGCGCGTGCAGGACGATGCCCACGCCGGCACCGGTGCTGTGCGTGAAGCCCAGCGTGGTGTTGGTGTTGGCGTTGATGTCCGTCATGAAGGACACCTCCTGCGCGGCGGTGAGGTCCAGCTGCATGCTGCCCTGGACGTTGCGGTCACTGATCTGCACGGCCTGGCCGCCCAGCAGGGCCTTGCGGCTGACGGTGTTCTGCAGGTTGATGCTCAGGCCGCGGCTGGGGTACACGGTGCCGGAAGACAGCGCGCCCGCAGCGTAGGTGCAGCCCAGGTTGATGTCCCCGCTGTTCACGTCAGTCACCACCTGCGGCGCGCGGAACGCTGTGAGCGTGACCGTGGGGTCTGCCGTGGCGGTGCGGCCACCGTCCAGGCCCACCATGCTGAAGCGCAGCATGGGCGCCGCGCCTTCGTTCAGCATGATTTCCACGTTGCCCATGCAGCCCAGGGCCACGCGGCGCACGCCGTCCAGGTGGTAGTAGATGGTGACGCTGGAGAAGCTGGCCGAGACGGGCGTGTATTCCACACGGGCCGGCACGGTCAACACGGCTTCAGCCATGCCGCAGGCGCGCAGCACAGGGCCCCAGGCCGGGGCGGTGCCGGCGGTGCCGCTGTTGGCCAGCTCGATCTCGAAGTTGATTTCGACAAAGCGCGTGCCGGCGAGCTGGCCGCTGCCGCCGAAGAAGGGGCGGATGAAGTTGCGCTCGACGTTGTTGTAGGACAAGTTGAAGCTGGCGTTGCTCACCAGCATGGCGTTGGCCGCGCCGGTGGGCACGCTGTCGGTGCCGTACGTGGTCTCGGTCTTGGCCAGGATGGCGGTTTTGCGAATCAGGCGGGGCATGGTGCTTATTCCTCAGCGGCGGGGTTGGGGGCGGCGGCGGGCGCGGGGGCGGCATCCACCTCGGGAAGGGGCTGCCATTGGCCATCGGCCCACGTCCAGCGGCCGCCTGCGGGCGGGGTGCCCACCGGGTGGGTGGACGGGGCGGCGGCGGCGGTGTCAGGGGCGGCGGTCTTGGTCATGTGTTACGTCCAGGCGGCCAGCGTGGTGCTGGTGGTGCGGTGGTTGACGGTGAGGTTGATGACGGCGGCCACCACGGGCGTTTCGCCGTCATCGAGCTGCCAGTCGATGGCGGGTTGCATCCGCACGTCAATGGCGCCCAGGCCGGCCGGGCTGACGGTGGACAGGCGCGTCCACACGGCCTCCAGCAGGGCGTCCACGGCGGCCATCGGGTCAGCGCCACTGCTGGCGGCGCGGGCCAGGCACTCGATCTGCACCTGCGTCATCCAGTCATACGGCCCGCCCAGGATCTGCGGCGTGTTGGCGCGAGACTGCACCAGGCGCACCACCACGGCCTGGCTGAAAGCCGCCGAGACAGGGCGCGTGGTGTTGACCTTGACGTTGCCGCTGGCCACCGCAGGCGCGGCCATGAGGGCGGCGACGATGGCGGCCTGGATGCCGAGGTGGGCGCTCATGTCAGGCGCGCTCCAGCATCAAGGTGCTGACGCCGGTGCCGTCAGGCTGGTGCACGGCCACCAGGTAGCTGATGCCGTTCACCACTGCCGTCTGGCCCACCGGGTCAGCCGACAGGCTGGCCGTGGGCAGCGTGAGCATGGGCCGGGATGACGACATGCCTACCAGGCCCACCTCGGCAGAGGCAAAGCCGTTGTCGAAGATCCCGCGCACGGCCTGGCCGTTCACGGTGGCGTCCACCGCGAAGTCGGCAAAGAAGGGCGCGAGGTCTTCGGTCATGGCTGGGCCTGGGCTGGGCTTGTCGTCTGGCCTTCAGGGTCAGACGGTCAGCGCGTCCACCATCGTGGCGAAGCTCACCACGTTGCGCAGCTGCACGTCCACGTCTTGCAGGGCCACCACGCGCACGGTGCCGGCGGTGCTGCCGGTGTACGGGTCCACCATCAGGTCCAGGCTGCCCCACATGCCGATCACCAGGTCAGCGAAGTTGCCGAACACGATGGCCGAGCAGGTGGCGCCCGAGCTGCCCTTGACCAGGTTGGACGGCACGGCGTTGGTGACGGCGGTGCGGTAGCCGTTCATCGGCGTGTCACCGTCATCCCACACGAAGCCGTTCTGGCCCGTCACCTTGCTGGTGGTCTTGAGCTTGCCGCGCACGCGGGCGTTGGTCAGGTAGCCCAGGGTGCCCACATCGGCATTGGCGACGGCGACGTCGGATTCCAGCTGCACGATGTTGGCCCAGGTGGGCGCTGCACCGTTGGTGCCGCCGATGACGGAGGCCGTCACGCGGGTGAGGATGCCGCTGGGCTGGTTGCTGGCGCCGCTGCCGTTGATGGCGGCCTGCTGAATGGCCAGGCCCAGGATGGTGGCCAGGTCGTTCTGCACCATGGCTTCCACGTCGATGCTGGATTGCAGCAGCAGGCGGCGGCTGATGTCGGTGAAGGCGCCCACCGTCTTCGGGCTCATGGTCACCTGGGCGATGGTCTGGTCGCTCTCGGTGGGGGCGGTGTTCTCAGCCACCCAGTAGGCGGTGCCGGTGCCGCTCAGGCGCGGGATGGCGATGTTGCCCACCAGGCCCGTCAGCATGCGCGTGCCCATCTTGTCGATGACCATGGCGTTGCGCAGGGCGTCAATGAAGCTGCCGCCCAGCAGCTCGGTGGCCACCAGGTTGCCGCCGGCCGTGGCCGTGGTGACGTTCAGGTCACGGCGCTGGACTTCGGTGGGCACCATGAAGCCGCGGGCCTGCTTGCCCAGCTTGGCGGAGGTCGCTTCGGAGCACTCACGTTCGAAGGCGGCAGCGCGCTGCGCGGCGGCGTCGCCCGGGTTGGCCAGGGCGTTGATGGCGCGCATCATGGAGTAGCGCTTGGTTTCGCGCTTGTCCAGGCCGATGTCGGCCGTGGGCATGGGCTTGCTGGAGAGCTTGGCGATGGCCTCAGCCTGGAACTGCTCGGTGGTCAGGCCGCGCTGAATGGCGTCCAGCGCCATGTCGGCGCCGCCGGGCAGGCCCTTGGCGATCTTGGAGATTTCGGCGGCGTGGTTGCGCTCGACCACGAGGGTGGTGATGACATCAGACATGATGTGGTCCTTCGAGGGTTGGGGTTCGGGTTCGGTGGCTGCCGCCCTTGCGGCGGCCGGGAGGTCTTGTGCATCGGTGCCTGCATCCAGGCTGCGGCCGACGCCGACCGTGGGGTCTGCTGGCACGGACACCAGCGACACCTCGAAGGGCTCCCAGTCGGTGACGCGGTAGGTTTCCACACCTTCCTTTGTCTCGACCAGTTGCGCCTTGTGGATCATGTAGCCCACGCTCACGTTGCGGCGGATGCCGTCACGAACGTCTGACCACACTTCCTCTGCGCGTGCGCTTTTTCCGAAGCGCACGGTGGCACGGGCTACACGGTCCGCACCCACCTCGACAGATTCGATGACGCCGACCACATCACGGGTGTCGTGATCGACGAGAAGATTGGCCCCGCTGCGCAGGCGCCCCTGGCGCATGGCGGTGGGGTTGATGTCCAGGATCTCGATGCCCCAGTAGCGCTCGTAAGGCGTCTCGCTGGCGAAGGCCAGCGTGGCGGTGCGCGCTTCCTCGTTGATGGCGGCACGCTCCACCTGCAGGGCGCGCTCGGTGCGGCCCTTGGGCAGGGCACGCTGGAGATTGGCTGGCAACTTGCTCATGCGCTGCATGGTGCGGCGCCTGGTGTCAAGTGCGTAAGGCAAGCGGCTTGACACCGCGCAACTTCAGCGCCCAAGGAAGATCAGGTCTTCTTGCCGCTTGCGACGCGGCCGGCGCGGGGCGATGGGGATGAAGGGGACATCACGCCAGGGGCGGTCGCTCCAGTAGCTGGGTCGGGCAGGCGCGGGCGCAGGCGCCTGGCCGTCCGTGAGCAGCCCGGTGGCGCTGAAGCTGATGTGCGCCGTGCCGACCATGACGCCGGGCACGACAGGCGTGCCGGCCTGGCCGAAGTAGTCGCCAAAGTATTGGCCAGCGTATTGGCCCTGGGCGCTCACGACGGGTCAACGGATGTGACGGTGCGCGCGCCCGAGCTGTAGGTGGCCTCCACCCGGTCCACGGTGCCGTCCTGGCTTTTGAACACCATGCTGGCGCCTTCCAGGCCGGTGGCGTCACCCGCGTTGACGGCCAGCAGGATGCGCAGCACGTCGCGCAGGGTGAGGCCGCCCTCGACGGTGCCCAGCAGCGGGTCAGCCGCGGCGCCTGCGCTGTTCAGCAGCTCGCCCATGGAGCCGGGGGTGTTGTAGGCGCTGGCCAGGGCTTGCCAGACTGCGGCCGACAGGGATTGCGGGCTCAGCTCGGTGAAGGGCGTGATGTCGCCCGACAGCACCCCGATAGCACGCGGCGTGGCGCTCAGGCTCCAGGTGATAGGCGCGTTGCCCTGCGCGTCGATGATGGCCCCCAGCGTGGCGGGCGGCACCGTGAAGCTGATGCTGGTCGAGCCCTGCGCCGCCAGTGCGCCGGCCAGGTCCGCCGTGGTGCTGAAGGTGATCGAGCTCGAGCCCGAGGCCGACACCACCAGTTGCAGGTCGGCGGGCGGCACCGTGAAGGTGATGCTGGTGGAGCCCGTGGCGGGCAGGCCCAGCGTGCCCGATGCTGCCGCGCTGAACGTGATCTGCGTGGACCGGGACGAGATGCGCCCGGCTTGCAGCGCCATCAGCCAGGAAGCCGGGTGCGTTGTGCCGTCCGGTTGCCCGGCCAGCTCCCCGAACGCCGCCGTCTGGTTGCGACTGGCTCTCCACAGCGGCTGCATAGATGTCTGCAGCGTCACGCCGGACACGGTGCCCACCGTGCGCCCCGGCACCGCCGAGTAGGCGCTGGTGGCGGAGACGGGCGACTGTCCGATGAAACGCAGTGCCATCAGCCGCCCCAAGCGTAGCGGTTCACACCGAAGAAGTTTGTCGAGGCAGGGGTGGCCGCGCCCGCGTAAGCGATCCAGGACAGGCAGGCGTTCTTGGCGGCGGCGGCTTCCTGGATCAGCGGCAGGCTCGGGAACTGGTTGAGCATGTCGCGCTCACTCAACAAAAACTGCGTCGTGAGTTGCAGCTCCATGATCGGCTTGGCCAGCACCAGGTTGGTGAAGGTCGAGGCCGTGCCGTTGGCCGCGCTTTGCTGCCAGGTCTGCACCGACCGGATGCCGGTGTCGCCGGCCTGCAGCGGCAGGAACGGGCCGATGTTGTTGGCCGCCGTGCCCGAGTGGTAGATGTGGCTGTTCACCGCCGACACCGTGGACGCCACCGTTTGCGGCAGTGCGCGTGAGCCGACGTTGGCCTGGTTGGTGTAGGTCATCAGGCAGTTGTGCGCGGTGCCCCCGGTAGTGGCTGGGGCCACCACGCTGTAGGCCATGACGCCCGTGCCGCTTGTGTGCCTGGGCAGCGTCAAGGTGTTGGCCAGGGTGATGGCTGAAGCCGTGTTGCCGTCAATCCGGGCGTAGCAGCCCAGCATGTCCACCAGCAGCAGCGTGATCGGCACCGTGGTGGAGCCGGCGGTCTGCGCGCTCATGGTCAGCAGGTGCTTGGTGGCCGTGCCGCTGATGAGATCGCCCGGCCAGATGCAGCCCTGCATGCTCGCGTCATACGGCGCAAAGCGCGGGCTCTGGCCGTTTGTGCCCCCTGCAATCACGATGAAGTTGTCCACCGAGCCGGCAAAGGTCGAGTTCGCCACGATGGCGATATCCTGCGTGGCCCCCGCCACCACCGCCTGTGTGGTGGTGGTGTTGGTCGTGATGGCCGTGCCCGCCGTGCCGCCGCCAAGTTGGATCTGGATTTGGCCCGCAGTAACACCAGAGGTGGTGATGATGACGGTGTAGGTGACGCCGCTTTCCAGCGTGATGCCCGAGGTCTGCGTCAAGTTCGACGCCGTGCCCGCCGTCTTGGTAAACACGCCCGTGACGCCCCAGGCCCAGCCGGTGCCGGCCGTCCACTCTGCGGCCGAGTCAAAGCCCCAGTTCTTGACGTAGTTGCCGTGGTAGCCCTGGCCCCGATCACCGCCGCCCAGGAACAGGTCGTACCACCGGCCGGCAGTCATCACCGTGGGCGTGATCTTGTTCCACGGCTGGGTCCAGATTTTCCCGTTGGTGGTGACCTGGTTGATCAAGTCGTCATAGCTCGCGAATCCCATGATGTCAATCCCTTGCGAATACGATGTGGCCGCGTGTGATGTTGCTGACCGTGCCGTTGGTGATCGGGCACACGATGTGATTGAGGTAGGCCCCGCTGGGCACCAGTGGAGGCACCCGGTTGCGCGGAAACTCCAGCTCGTAAGGGGTGATGGTGTCGTAGGCCACCGCCTCCAGCACCGGGCGGACCAGGACGAACGCGCAGAAGCCGCCCGAGCTGTTGAGCACTTGCACGCTGGTCAGTTGGCGCACGTCCAGCGTGCCCACGCCCAGCGGCACGAACGGCGCCGCAAAGCCAGAGCCTGCACCCGTCGCGCTGCTGAATGAGTTGAGGCACCCCGCGGTGAGCGTGGCGTTGATCCAAAAGCTGACCGTGGCCGCGACACCGTTGCTGGCCACGTAGTTGAGCACCACTTGCGTGGGCGCCGCCGCCGTCTGCGGGATGGTGGTCACCACCATCAGCCGCGTGCCCGAGGTGTAGCGGCTGGAGAAGTTGGTGTTGTCAAACGTCTGCGGGTCGGTGGAGTCCATGTCCACCAGCGGGTAGAACCCACAGTAGTCCAGCAGCAGAGCGCTGGCCGGCCAGATGCCGCTGCCGACGCCACCGCCCCCCAGGTTGTAGCGGGTGATGTAGCTGTCGCCCCCCAGCCCCGCGTTGATGCCGTTGTTGCCGGCGCCGACCAAGGGCGTGTAGGCCAGCGCATCGCCCACGTAAGGGTTGAACTTTGGTGTGCCTGCGGCCATCGACAGGTCCAGCCAGAAGCCAGATCCGGTGGTCACCGGGCTCGCGGTCTTGTGCCAATGCTGGCGCCAGACCTTGTTGCTGTCCCAGGAGTCGGCCAGGCTGCTACTGGTTGGCATTGACCGCCCTCGCCGCCTCGGGGGTTGCCACCACCTGCGCGGCCAAGTGCTCGCACGTTCGGAAGAACCGTCCGTTGTAAGCAATCACGGGCTCGTTGCACTCCGAGCACCGGAACAGCGGCGCCTGCATCTGCGCGTCCGCTGCCTGCTGGGCCGCCGGGATCATCAGTCCACCGTGGCGGTCAGTGCACCGGCTGCGAACTGCGGCTGAATGCCGTTGCTGATCGACAGGCTGCTGTTCAGCGCGCCCTTGAGCAGCAGGTTGCCTGCGCCCGTGCTGTCTGTGCCAATGCCGAAGTGCGTGGCCGTGGCGGTGCCGCCCGTGGCCTGGGGGAACTGCACCAGGGCGGTGTTGGCGATGGTGCTGACCGTTCGCGTCCAGCCGCCTGCGGTGCGGTTCACAGCCACGCGGGCGTATCCGGTGTAGGCCACCTCGCTGGTGGTCTGGCTGCCAGCTTCGCCGGGGTCAGCCGTGTGCAGGCTGATGTAGAACGAGCCTGCGGCGGCGCTGTTCTGCAGGCCGGCAGCGTCGCCGATGTCGGCCCAATCGACGTTCAGGAACAGGAGGTCGAGGAGTGCCGCCTCGGCGGCGTTGGTCATGGACATGGTTCAGGCCTTTCAGGTGGTTTCTTGCAGCGCCCGCATGCGGGCCCGGTGCTCGGCTTCTTCGCGCGCATCTGCGCGGGAGCGGAAATACAGGTTCACCACGAAGCCGGCCAGGCCGAGCACGATGCCGGCCAGCACTGCGGCCTCTGAGCTGACCAGCCAGCCACCGAGCGTGACGCTGGC